ACTTCATCGCTGATCTTGTAGCACATCACGGCCAATTGGTCATAGTACTTGATGGTGAAATCAATCACCTGTTCGATTTGCTCTCTTGTTGCAGCGATGCGCACGGGGATTAGGCGCTCCACAAATAACTCACCAGTAGGCGAGACCCATTGCCCCTTTGCGGGGGTCAGAATGGTCAATCCACCTGTAATTTCGCGCACCTTCGCATCCCACGCGCGGTGATATCGCGTGGTATAGAACTTGCCTGGTTCGAGCCGCTTTTCAGTCGGCACGAGAATTTCCCACATAGATACAGTCATGTCAGCGATTGTATCTTGCTGCTACGAAATATAAGACAAGACAATTCAGGATAAAGGCAAAAGGTAGAACAAACAGGGCAGTGCTCCAAGAAGAAGATTCTCTAACTGCCAATTCAAAATCGATGCTTGACGGCATGAAAGCATTCCACGCACAAACAGCAAAGTACAGAAATACCATTCTCAGCAGCAGACCGTCTGCCTTCATTGAGAGCCAAGTAAAAAACGCCGGCATGGGAACAAGTAAGAGTGGCGCAAGGGCCGAAGCGGCGCCGTTGTACTCGTTGATTTTGAACAACACACTCCCTTGTAATATCGCCGCAAGTTCACCGTCAACATAAAATGCGCGGGGCATGACATCAAAAGACATTGGATGACCGCCAAGCAAGAGCGACATGATGTAATGCGAGCCTTCGTGCATTACGGTTCCAGGCATCGTGGCCCAGGTTAAAATCATCGGATCCAACGTGCCAAGTCTCATGGCGGCAACAGCGGTTTCATTCAGAAAGTACGAGAACATTAGCCACAGACTGAAGAGCACATAGGACCGATATGATTTCATTTGTGCTTCCTCTTCGGCTTCGGTGATTGGGGGCGCTGTGGCCAATGAAAATTACTGTCGCCTAACTTTGCGCGCAGTTCCGCTAAATCACGCCATCTTTGGCGGGTGTCTGCACTTCCAAGAATCGCCACAGTGACAATTTTGTCATTGATTTTAGTGATGACGACTAAACACCCACCAGATGGGTTAATGAAACCTGTCTTGGTCAAGTAAAATTGCCAACCAGGCTTTCCAATCAGAGGGTTGGTGTTTTTCCGAACGACGTTATCTACTGACACCGTCGGTTGAATGCTCAGTTTTGCCAGATCCGTGTGGCGGAATGAATTTGCGTACTCGGCGATTGCTCGAGGCGTTGACCGGTTATTTGGATTTAGACCAGACGCTTCTACGTACGTTGTGTTCTCTGGCAACTGGATTGCGGCATTTGATGTGCGGCCTAAAGCAATTGCGGCTACATTGTCTGAGTTTACCAGAGTAAGTTCCAGCAATTTTCCACGGGAATATGATTTCCCCGCGCGAAGAGGAGTGCTGTACATTCTGCCGTTGCGAACGTCATCAGCAGTAATCGTGATGAGTTCATCCTTTGGCAGATCAATGTTCTTAGCTCCAGTAAAGAGCTTTGTGATAGATGCAATGGGGCGCTGAGAATCAGGATTTGACTGAGCGAGCACGTGGCCGTGCTCGTCAATCGCAATGTACGCCTTCGCCGTAATTGCGCTCGCAAGAAGTGGAGCGCAAAGAAAAATGGAGATGATAAACCGCTTCATCTCCATATTTATCACACCAAAATTTGGCTCGGTTCTGACACAGCCAAGAACTTGCAAGCGTCAACATAATTCGGAAAATCCATTCCGATGGACGCGTCAATATGTACAAGAGGCTGAGTGTCCTTGAAGTCGCGCCCATCGTCGAGGATGACGTAATCAATGCACTGGAATTTTGGTTGATCAGCATCATCCATCGCATCCAGGTACGCCTTGACTTCTTCGCCCCGGGGCCGGTGAAGCATTGGAGTTACATCAAAGAACCATGGGAGTCGAAACCCCATTAGTTTGAGGTACTCCTGAAGACGTTGAAGATGCTCAGGGCTTCCATACTGCCCTTGGTGGAAGTTTGTGCGGTGTGAACTGGAGAGCACAACCCCAACTCGTTCATCTGTTTCAAACAGCTTGTTCACGAGCTCAACACAAACTGGATCAACACACCTAAGCGCATAGGCGGCGTCGAAAGGAATAGCCCCAAGAACGGGGTGCGTATCTCCGACAACAGGCCCCAGCTTTGTATAAACAGAGCGGGTGCTATTCACGACGCCATCCAAATCCAGAAAGACGAGCTTAAGCTGCTTAGCCATTTTGATCCTTTGTATGATTCATTGTACGAATTCAGATCAAATTTGGTTGCATTCTTTCAGGATCTGTTCGTAAGTGCTGTCGTTATACAGGCCACTCAACACCGAGTCTAACCACCAATGTGGTAACTCGGGATCGCTATAAAGTTCGTGCTTGAATAACCACCCACGGCGTAAATCTTCACGCCACATTGTGACGTTAAGATTCAAGTATCGCTTGCCAACTGCAAACCCATTGTTTGGGCTGAGCGGCGTACCATAGGATTCGTGGTTGAAGAGTGAAACTTCGGCTTCTTCACTGAAGTCCAATTTGGACGACATGTTGCGGGCGAAGTATTTGTAAAGCTCGGCCATTCGCCGATACTTCTTTGAAAGACCACCGACGGTGCGGCGGATAGTGTGTCCGTTGTGAGTGTTTACGCTTTTAGCAGTGTCATAGCATCCTCCATTACCTAGGGTTCATATCACAAAAAGCCTTCTTCGTTGATGAAATGCTTTTCACTTTTGCAGGCCACGGTTCATCAACAACCTTGATGTTCTTGGGAAGGGGAAACACAACACCAGTTTCCTTCTGAACTTCAGCAATTGAAGTCATGAACGTCTCAAGATCATCTGTAGAAGATTCGTGAGGGAATAAGAACACCATCGCCTCATTCGTTTTGATGTCTACAATGATCTTATAGAACGCGTTTGGCACCGTGACACGTCCCCTTCCAATTGTTGGATCTTGCTTTCGATCGTAAATTGGCCCTGCGTAAATCAGCAGAGATCTACTGCGTTCAGATGTCCACACACGAACTCTGTCTTCAAGCTTTTTCCAAATGCCTCTGTTAAACCCTGGGGTTTGTGGAGTCATATTGCTGAGAATAAATGAATCCTCTTGAGCCTGAAAACTCCAGCGCATATCTTCAGCATTTGCGATGTGTCCAGTGTCGTAACCTGACTTTGCGTAATCTTTTGGCGTGCTAGGATCCTTCAGACTTTTATCAGAGGCGAACTTGTTTGAGCGCGGAAAGCAACCTAATATGCGCTCAGGCGTCAACACGTAAGACACCCATACTGGAATCTTGGCAACATTATCGTGTTCAAGCACGTATCCTTCGCGGCAAATTTGCGAAGTGCTTTGCTTCTTGGCAACTGGAAAGCCAAGGGGCGCGTGCTGGATGCATTGATCCATCGGCAGCGGTGATCGCTGAGCGCCAAAAGCTGAGAAAGAAACAGCGAGAAGAAGGATAGTAAGAATTTTACGCATGGGCGTATTTAGCCTTACCAGTTGTGCAATCCGCCTAGCACTCGATCACCTGCCTCAAAGCGCCGTGCAACTTGAAAACATAGGTCTTATACACGACACATCCTTGAAAGTTCTTCCACAACGTTACAGGCCAGGTCAACCGTCTGACCACCGTCAAGTACGGGATTTAGTTCTACCACGTCAAATGAATTCACGCGGCCAATGGCTTGAAGCCAGGTCAGCGTGACGTCATGCGGCCCGCCGTGCTCCGGTGTACCGACTCCGGGTGCAACACGTGGGTCGAAGTAGTCAATGTCAAATGATACGTGCAAGTGCGCATCAGTTGGAATGTTTGCAACGGTCTGTCTGATCAATTCAGACAAATCACCTTGACACTCTGTACTTGTGAAGAACTTGATACCATTACGCTCAATGAAGGTAACTTCACCAGGATCCACAGAACGCAGTCCGAAATACGTGATTTGGTCTGGGCGAAGGTACCCCAGACGAATCAGCATCTGAACTGGCATGCCGTGCATGTTTCCGGTTGGCGAGGTCTGTACTGAATTGATGTCGGCGTGCGCATCGAACCAAAGCACATGTAAGTTTTTCTTGCAGTGCTTTGCAACGGCTGAAATGCTCCCAATCGCCAGTGAATGATCACCGCCAATCAGACCGGGAACCTTTCCCTCATCGAAGGTTTTGGTGAACTCTCTGTTGATAAGACCACACCAAGCCATCACGTCGTTAAAGTTGCGTATGTTGTCATCATTCGTTGGTGAATCTTCCTCTCGATTCAACATGACGAACTCATACTGCTGCAACCCGTTCTCAACGGCTTGTGGGCCAAACTCGCACCCAGCCGTGCCTGTTCCGACGCAGGTCGGCGCCCCAATGAGCTTAACGTTCACTTTTTAACCTTGACTGTAACGCCAAACAAGTCATTGAATTCAGCGCTGATTGAACGTAGACGACGTTCCTCAGTCCAAATTGCAACGGCAAGGGCTGCAACAGCCTCGGGTGGAATGTTATTCACGTGCGCATGACATTGAACATCACGATAAGCATCGAAGAGTTCTTCGATCATCTCTGTACGTGGGTTGACGTGCGGCGCAATTGCGTCAAATCGATAATCGCTCATGTAATCTCCGAGGCCACGGGGTCAGTGATAACGAGCTGGCCATCTCTCATCATCACGTTGCCTTCATGCAAGTCATTCATCCCAATGTCGCAAAGCAGTTTAGCTGCTTCGCTGACGTTTTTGTCCTTGGACCTTTGCAAGGCTTTCCAATTCAAACACTCAAGATAACCATTGCCTGCGTTAGTCTCTTTTGATGCGCCCAATTTCAGTGCGGTGTTGATTCGTTCTTTCCTAGAAGCCCTCTTAAGCCTCTCAAGAAAAACGAACGCAACGGTGATTTCCCTGCCGCGCTTTAAGACCTTGGCGTACTCAATTCCGTAGATCTTTGGTAGCCACGGGTTGTCAAGCCCCGTGCATTTTTGTGCGTACTCTATGTACTTGGGGTCGTTACGAACGATCATCTTGACCGCCACGTTTGGCAACGTGGGGTGCTGGTAGACGGAGGAGAACAAGCCACCGCCTAACCGCTTGATTCCAAGCTCACGAAGCCGCTTGCGATATTCCGTAATCGTTTCCATAAACGTATTCTAACCGTGAGTGGGTGGGGTGCCAAATCGTTCATGGTTCGGCGACACCAGAAATGACCGAGGGAGCGTGAAAGCTCCCTCTTGTATGGTTCAGTTAGACCACTGACTGTGTCAACCGGCGTCGTCTACGTACACCCATTCATTGGAGTACGTATGAACTCGTTCATACAAACCCGGTTGAAAGGCTCCTACAGACAACACGATCTGCAAGACAGTTTCCGTCTCCGAATGAACCTGGTAGGCTTCCGCCTCTTGATCCTCGGTCAGTTCACCGTCTTCGTTGCGCTCCCAACCGAGGATGTCGGCCACATCGCCTGGAACGTAGCTGTTTCCGTACGGGCGCTTCGGATCGATTTCCGGCGCGCCAGTCTCACAGTCATTCCAACCAACGTAGAAGTTGCGAATGAGCTTGAGGTGATCCTCAGTAACTGTGAACTTCAGCATCACTCACCTACCGCGAAGTACTGGATGACCTTGACTTCACGCGGCTCAACGAACTCCCAGTCGTCGTTGTACTCGGTGCCACTGTAGGACTCGTAGTACCCGGTAATGCGGAGGTACGACAGTGGCTTCTTTTTGCCACTCTTGAAGACACCCATGATGCGGTGCACGTAGGAGCCGTCTCCTTCGCCACCGCCCTCGCTGTCGACGAGCTCAAGGTAAAGGCCTTCGGCGTGAGTACCGCTGTCTAGGTCTTCGATTTCGCCGACGTCGCGGAGATCAAGTCCGCTTTCCGACTTTTCCAAGAAGGCTTGTAGAAAGCCCCGGGCGTCGGTGATGGCAAGCGTTGCAAGGTCGAGTTCAGTTGATTCATCCATTGTTCTCTCCGTGTGATCAAAAGTTCAAAGTGGTTTTCGATGTTGAAACGTGCAAACCATCCTGACGCCATTGTGGTGCAGAGCTTGATGTGCGCGAGTTTGACAGCCTTGAGCTTCTCGCTCTTCAAGCTGTCCTTGGTGATGTTCGTTCTTTCGATCGCCGTCACCAAGATTTCTTCGAGCGCACATTCGCACCGCTCGTCGAATGAAAGAGCATTCCAAAGTTCCTCAGAACACCTGACGTTTGACATGTCTTCACGAATGCGCTCGTGGATAGGTCGGCCACGGAATGCGACTTGCTCATGCAACCACTCATGGTTGAATGCGCGAGGCACCGCATCTGCAAAGAACTCAGCCATGGGTTTGTTGACGGGCACGTGCTTCTTGCCGTGCACTTGAGTCCAAACCGGGAACTTGACTGCGTTGTGCTCGGGTGTTCTGGTAGAATCCGGCCACTGCTCGGTACTCGTCGCTGTTCTTTGCGAACGCCACAGCAACAGCAACACGCGCCCCATCAAAGGAGAACTTGTCACTCATGTGAATGGCGTGCATAAGCTTATCCATAGCTAAATTGCGTTCCATCACCAAGCTCCGTAGTCTGTGATATCTTCCTCAATCTCGTTGTCATCCTTGTCACGAATCTTCGCGATCGAGGTAACACCGATTCCGCTTGAGCGATTGAAGAGCAGCGCAAGCATGCCTTCGTTGTTCATGAGACGCTTGCTTTTTGGACGCGCCAAAAAGGCCTCAAGCGAGGCCTTTTCATTTCCGTTTAGTTCGTAGATCATGCCAACTTCAATTTCAATACAAATCAGAAGATGCAAAAATGGCGGGGTGTGAGGGACTCGAACCCCCGGGCCCTTTCGAACCTACGCGTTTCAAGCGCGCTGCAATCGCCGCTCTGCCAACACCCCAGAAATCAGAACACCAATCTTACTTACATTGGAGCGGCCACCCGAATTCGAATCGGGACTTAAACCTTGGCAAGGTCTCGTGCTAACCGTTAAACACTATGGCCGCAAATGGCTGGAATCACCGTCACCAGCGATTCCGATACTCCTTCCACACATGGTGGATGAGCTTGTCTATAGCTTTCAACACCCTCAATAGCCGGGGTTCTGTCTTTAACCCATCATCTACCTACGAACTCCTATTCGCTAGGAGCCGTCCTCCCCGATTTTCAGTCGGATCATAGGTGCATCAACCCGTTCCCTCGGCGAGCAACGTCATCAGGAACTATTTGACTTGTTGCGGAATCGTTGTGGTTAAACAGCATCACGTGGGCGGGATTCATGAAAACTTTCTCGCTGGTTTTCACCTGGGTATTCCTTCATGAACCGAACCGCTTGCACCCCATGCCTCCCACAGAGCGATGAATCCTGCTCTATGCAACCCCGAACTTCCTCAAGTAGAGCTTGGGGTCGGACCTCGAAAGATCCTCCCTTTCCACTTACCTACCTGCGATGGGACGGATGTTGAAATCATTTTCGTTGAAAAGCATTCTCGACGAGATCAGGAGCGTATTCGCTCAACCAACCACGCACTTTTTGTGGTGCGATGCCAACGATGGATGCAGCTCTCTTAGCCCATCCAAATTTAGAAAAATCAATGTTTGCTTCACGGACCATTCCAACCAGTACGACAGCATGTTCATCCCTCACTAATTTTCTGCCAGCATTATGCTTTGAGATATTCATGTGGGATTGAGCAGCTTCTTTGAGTCGCTCTCGCCACCTAAGCCGTCGTGCTTGGAAAATCTCCTTCCACTCATCACCAACTTGGTCTGACAGACTCGTGAAAATTTTGAGCTTTCCCTCATGCGCTTTTCTGTGACAATTAGGACAGATATGCGTCAGATTAGAATGCACATCAGTTCCACCATCCTTTCGAGCAAGGATGTGATGCAGATCACATGTGGTTTCATTCCACCCGCATGTTGCGCAGGGGAGTCCAAGCTCTTTACAGACGAAGGCAAGTTGGCCTATACTAAGATCTTCGAATTTAGTAGGAAACATTTTCATGTTCCTATTTACTGGAACCGGCAAACAACTACAAAATTTGGTACCCTCGGTGGGACTCGAACCCACAACGGACCGGCTTCTAAGGCCGGTAGCTCTTCCAATTCGCATAATCCACGAGGGCAAAAATCGTGGTGGGATCGTGCGGAATCGAACCGCATCCTGGGTCTAATCTGGACTAGAGGTTTATAAGGCCTCCCTGCTCGCCATGAGCTACCATCCCATGGTGCGGGAAGTGGGATTCGAACCCACAATCCACAGGGCTTAAACCTGTTGCCGTTACCAATTAGACCATTCCCGCATTTCTTCCCCGACGATATCCATTCATTAGGTACTCGTCAAGTTCTTCTTTCTTGATCTTGATGGGTTTTACACCGTTCGTTACCCAACAAGTTCCAAATTGACTGTTCTTCTCGCCTTGCATGTGGCCGCGATCTTTCATCGTGGTCACTCGTTTTGCATTTGCCGTCTCAGTTGCCGCTGCGATACATGCTGCAGGCTGGGCAACTGATGCGAAATTATTCCTCGCTGCGGCTCTTCGTTCCTCGGTTGCGCTTAACCAAGATGCTTTGGACCACACAGACCGTTCTTCGAAAGATCTGCCTTTGAAGCCGCCATTTAATCCTGCCTTAGCGCGTTGCTCTGGTGTAATGTGATCCCATCCACCTTCACCTCCAAGTTTGAGGTTCATGCACAGTGGATCATTCACAATCTCTTCGTTTACCAACTCGCGTTCACGTGTCTTCAGTTCGCGTCGAGATGGAAGAAACTCGAGAATCTCTTTCGAGTGCATTTCCTTACCGTGCTTTTTGATCGACTTCCACAGCAACTGCCCTGAACCAAAGTACCCATCATCAAGATCGTCAGTTGAGTGCATCCCAATGTAGTACTTACCTGACCCGTCGATGCGGGTGATCTTGTAGATGTAGTGGAACTTACGTCTTTCTGCTTGCTTCATTTGGTCTCCTTGATTGAGACCTATTTAGCAGATTCGGTAAATATGTTCCTGAGGAGAGAGTCGGAATCGAACCGAACCCAGCTTCTAACTAGGCGAACTCCTTAGCAGGGAGCCGTGATCACCATCACACTTCACTCTCCAAAATCTTGGCAGAGGGCGGGAGAATCGAACTCCATGCAACTTTACAGCCGCACGAACCGCTTTCCAGGCGGACCCCATCACCATCAGGGATCACCCTCTATCGTGGGAGCGCTTTCTCTAACGGGCTTATACCGATCCTAAGAACGTGACCCGGTGCGCATTGGTCACAGGAGCAACGATAGCTGCATACGTCTATGCAGTTACGTAATTTTGGTGGACTGCGCGGATTTGAACCGCACCTTGAGGTTATCGCCCGGCAGAGGTCCTTGCGAACATGCTTCCTTACGGCGGCCCCTTATGCTGCCTGATTACAACAACAGCCC